GAGCATGTAGTCAGTGCTGACTACATGGTGACTACACGGTTTTCCGCGATAGGAGAGTAGAAGAAGCCCCAGCTCACCCGTCCCGTTGACTACGTGCAAATGGGCTATGCGACCATTGAGTGGGAGTAAAATCCGCAAGGAAACACTCTTTCTCACTCCCATCCGAAAAGCAACGAATCCGCAGGTCAGAAGTGGTGTGTTCGAGAAATCGGCGCACCACTTTTCCTCACTAGAAAACGCTCCTCTCGGGATTATTTGTAGCAGGATTTGTGGCGGCCCAGGATCGCCCAGAGGGGGTCCGGGGCATCCGGAAGGAGAAGAAAATGATGGACGAAGCCACGATGAGGAAGCTCCAGCAGGACGAGGACATGGCCTACTTCCGCGCGGACTTCTGCCTGAGCTCGCCCGAGAGCTACAGCCACGAGGAGAAGAGGCGGATCTGCAACGACATGGCGGCGACCACCATGGCGCAGCTCGCCGCGATGCGCGCCGACTTCGAGAGCATGCCGCCAGAGCTCAGAAGCAAGCTCCTGGACATGCTCTGCCAGTCGGGCGTCGAGAGCCCGCAGTGGTGGTGGGACGTCCTCGTGGGCGAGGGCGACCCCGTCTACCGCGACTGGGAGCCGCTGGAGTAGAGGAGGCCCATAGAGAGACCGAAAGGGAGGCCGTCTGCACGCAGACGGCCTCCCGCTCATTCGTCGTCCCTTACGGCCTCGCCGATCTCCCCGAAGGCCTTGAACACGGGAATCAGGGGCACGAAGACGGCGATAAGGACCAGGCAGACCAAGATGCCGAGGACGTAGCCCGCCTGCTCCTTCAGCCAGCGCCAGCGCCTCGCCCAGCGCCTAAGAGAGCATCTGGTTGACGCGCTTCTGAACAGCCGCATAGCTCGACCCCAGCCTTCTCCTGCGCTCCTCGCCGTTGCCGTAGTCGCCCCGGATGACGGCCCGCGCCAGCGCATCGATGTCGACGGGGGAGCCCACGCCGAACATCTCGTTCACGCGCCTCTGCACGGCCGCGTAGTTGGACCCCAGGGCCCTCTCGCGGGCGTCCCCGTTGCCGAACTCGCCGGCGATCACGCGCCGCGCCAGGTCGTCGACGTCGACGGACCCGCCAGAGAGGATCCTGTTCACCTCGGCCTGGACCTCGTCGTAGCGGCCGCCAAGGGCCTCGCGCCTCGCGTCCCCGTTGCCGAACTCGCCGGCGATGACCCTCCTCGCGAGCTCGTCTACGCTGCCGGAGGGGGAGGCGCCGCCCGCCCCTCCGTCGCCGGCGGCCGCGCAGCGCCGCAGCCAGTCGCCCGCGTCCCCGTAGAACAGGTCGAGGTCCAGGCGCCCGCCGTAGCCGGGGACCCTCCCGGAGCTCGTGTACTGGAACAGCAGCGGCGCGTCCCACGCGCCGAAGTCCCAGCCGTCCGTCCAAGGCTCGCCCTTGAACCCCGTCTCGTCGTAGTTCGGGTACTGGGCCACCCAGAGCGGGTACGTCCTTGCGACCGAGGACCAGTCGTGGGAGAAGAGCACGGACTTGCTCGCGTAGATGCCCGGCGTCACGCCGGTCCTCGCGCGCACGCGGTCCAGCCACGCCTTGGCCCAGGCAACTCCCAGGGAGACCGCGTCGGCCTCCCAGTCCAGGAACGGGATCGCCCTGCCGATGTAGGGCCCGAAGGCCGCGACGAACCAGTCGGCCTCCTGCTCGGCCGTGCCCTCGTAGCTCCGGTCTCGCGCGTAGTGGTAGCAGCCCAAGAGCTTGCCGGCGGCCAGGGTCGCGTCCGCGTGGCCACGGAAGCACCCGTTCGCGTAGCCCCTGCCGCCCGTGGCCTTCACGATCACGAAGTCGCAGGTGGCCATGTTGGAGACGACCAGGTCGTCCTGCCAGCCCGAGATGTCTATGCCGTTAAGCCCCATGCGACTCGCCCCTCGTGATCCCCGGGGTGTCGCCGCCGTTGCCGCCCAGCGCGGCCATCACCGGCGAGAGGACCGCCATCACCAGTGCCACCACGAGAGCGCGCACGCTCGGGTCCATCACGCACCAGCCCATGATCAGGTCCAGGTTCGCGACCACCACGCCCAGCACGCCCTGCACGATTGTGCGCAGGAGCCTCCACTTCCAGTCGTTGCCTGCAAGGAACTCGCCCATGTCATGCCACCTTCCCCTTGAGGTCCGCTATGTCGTTCCTCGCGACGGCCATGTCCCGCTCGAGCCGGTAGGTTCGCTCCAGGACCTGGTTGTGCTTCTCGACCTTCTCCGTGAGGGCGTCCAGCTTGACCTCCATGACGGCTCTCGATTTCGAGTTGGAGAGGATGACGCCCACGAGGGTGACCACCCCCGTGATGATCGCGACGACGATCGACTCCATAAAGAAATGCCTCCTGAGCTCGTTGGTACGTCCTCAGGAGGCAGTTTCTACGGGTGTCACAAAGTGGCTATGTGGCTACTCAGCTATTGGGATGTCCTTGTATTTCTCAAAGAATGGATCGTCGTCTTCAGGATTTGACTCTGGGACGTAGACCCCAACCAGCCCTCGCTCTTCGAGGTAATCCAGCATTGCCTCAATTACGTCTTGCTCATCCTTCCACTCCAGTGCTTCAAATTCTTCGAGGCTTTCGGTACGTCTGGCATGTTCAGGGAACCACTTGAGGAGTAAGCGTGTCGTAAGGAGGTCGAGATCGTTCTCAAGCTTTCGTCTTTGGTCCCAATTGAGCTCCTTGTAAACACCCTCGGTAACGTTATGAATGAGAAGTGTTTCCAGCAGGTGTTTATATGAGCCGATTCTGTGTTGCTCGACCAACCGATATGGAAATGATTTTGGGTCCAAGAAATGCTCTAACCAGTATTCCCGCACCCCTTCTTCTCTCATGATATCCAGGTTCAAAGTCCATGCGAAGCGGCCTGCAAGGTAATCGGGGTGGACATCGAGCTTCTTTGCGATTTTGCCCAGCAGCTCAGGCCGCATCGATTTGGTCTTTAGGGCGCGGCGGATCGTTCTCTCGGTCTTGCCGATATCCTTGTCAGCCCCAAGCTTGCGAATGCTTGATCCTTGCTTGTGCACAACCCACTTGAACCACTCGGGCTCTATTTTCTCGTTGAATGCGGGCGAATGCTTGCCGTCCATTCGAAGGCCTTTCAAATGCGGACATTTTGCTATGAGTATGACACTACCTAAAACACAACAGTCCACTATATCATGTAAATCGTGGCCACTAGTCGCGGACATTTACAGCGCGAACCTGCATTTTTCAAAATCAAGCCCGGCCTCGGTTAGGCCGAGAAAGAAGGTCGAAGATGGAAACCAAGACTCTAGTCAGCTTCGCTGATGATGACAAGGACGGAGATGATCTTGTCCAGATGGCACGGCAAGGAATAAATAAGGCGATTGAAGCCAATGAGACGGTCGCCAAGCACCAGATGGAGGTCCTCAGCATGCAGGCCCATGAAACCCAGGCTTTGCTTCAGGACGGTAATCTCAGCGAAGAGCAATTCGAGCGGGTGATGAGGGAGTCTGAACGGCTCAGACAGTCGATGGCAGAGGCGTCGACGCGTCTCTACGTCTCGAATTTCGAGCTTGTGCTAGGTGCATGCGCCATTCTCGTGTTCGGAGGAGCGCTTTTCAAGTTGCGTGTGGCGTAAGCGAACGAGTAGGCGAAACGGAAACGGGGGACGTTGTGTGTATCGTCCCCCGTAAGTTGATTTAGCTATGCCGTCGTCAGGTACCCCGGCGTGCCCGCAGCGTCGATGCGGAAGTACGCGCACCCTGTCTTCGAGCTCTCCCACGCCGTCCCGTTGCCGCCGACCAGGCTGCCGCAGTTGTAGAAGCACTGCGGCCCCGTGAGCCCGCTGCCCGGCAGCGCCCAGCCCGCATCCGCCCAGATCGTCACGAGCGACGAGCACCCCGAGAAGCAGTAGGTCACGTCGGTCAGCGCAGACGGGTCGAAGCCCCGGAGGTCCAGCTCCGTCACCGCAGCGGAGGCGAACGTGAACCGCATGCAGCGGACGTTCGCGAGGTTGCCGAGGCCCGTCACGGCGGCCAGGTTCGTGCAGCCGTAGAACAGGTAGTTCAGGTTCAGGTGGGCGAGCGTGGACATGTCGGCCGCGAAGGTCGCGTGCGTCAGGTGCTCGCGGTGCGTGGCGCCCGTCGTTCCGTCCCAGGGCGTGAAGCCCAGCCCCTGGTACCTGCCGATGGCGCAGACCCGGTTCGTGGCGATGAGCGCCTTGTTGGCGTCCGCCGCCGGGCTCGCCGAGAGCACGCCGGTGCCGTCGGTGTAGTAGAAGGCGTGGAACCAGGTGCGCGCGTCGTTGCCCGGGTCGGTCAGCACGCCGCCCGCGCCAACCTTGAGAACGGCCTTGCCGCTCGTTGCCGTGGGCACGAAGCCGTCGGTGCCGCCCACGAGCCTGTTGCACCCGTAGAGCACGGAGGCGTGGCTGGTGATGGTCGAGTAGTCGAAGCTGGTGGCGTAGATCGTCTCCAGGCTGCTGCAACCGCTGAACATCTGCCTTACGTCGGTCGCGCCGGCGCAGTGCTGGAAGCCCGAGACCTCAGTGCAGTTGGAGAAGGACATGCAGAGGTGGGCCAGGTTGGTCATGCCGGCCTCGGCGAAGGTGGGGTCGAAGACCACGCGCGCCACCTCCAGCTTGACCGGGTCCCACGGCCTGTCGGTGGCGGAGGAGTAGCCCTCGGCCGCAACCTCGAAGCGCCTCGCCACCGTCCCCAGGGGGCACGCCCCGCCGTCGCGGTAGGAGAACTCCAGGGTGCCGTCAGCCAGCAGCAGCGCCCGGACCTTGAGCCCCGTGTCCCATGACAGGGCCAGTATCGCCGCAGCCATGTCGCCGGGCCGGTATGCGGTCGCCTCGCCGTTCTGCCCGCGAATGGCCTCGGCGATGCCGGAGAACACCGACTCGGGCAGCACGCCGCTCTCAAGGGCCTTGTAGGGCTGAGCGACGTACCCGCCGGCGTTGCTGCCGTCCAAGGCGGCGACCGCAGCCGCCATCTCCCTCGGCCTGTAGGTGGTCGCTACGCCGGCCTGGTGGCGGATCGCGTTGGCGATGTCCGTGAGGATCCTCGTCGATACCATGCCCACCGCCATCAGAACTGCTCCCCCTCCAGGCTGCTCAGGCCGTCCATCGCCGTCTCGATCTGCTGCGTCACCCAGCTTTGCGTCGCGTAGCCGGTCAGGTCGGGCGTCGTGCCGGCCGGCCCCTGTGGGCCCCGGGCGCCCGTCGCTCCCGTTTCGCCCCTCTCGCCCTGGACGCCCCGCTCGCCCTGCGGACCTGTCGGCCCCTGGACCCCCTGCGGGCCGATCAAGTCAGCCGAGCTTGTGCCCGAGGCGGAGGTCACGGACAGAACCGTGCCGTTCCAGGCATGCGTGCAGCTCACGCCGTCGCTTCCAGCGGGTCCGGTCGTACCCTGGGGCCCTGTGGCACCCTTCGGTCCGGTCTCGCCCTGTACGCCCTGCGGTCCCCGTTCGCCCGCGTCACCCTTAGCTCCCTGCGGCCCCTGTGGGCCGGTCTCACCTTGGATTCCTTGAGGCCCGGTGTCTCCCGTGACGCCCTTCGGACCTTGCGGACCGGTCTCCCCGGTGTCGCCCTTGATGCCCTTGGACACATTGGCCGTGGTGGTGCCGTTTCTGTCGGTGATGGCTATGAGGGCCCCGCCCTCGGCGGTCTGCGTGACGGTCGCGGTCGGGCTGAGCCCGTCCTTGCCGTCCCGTCCGTCGGCCCCGTCGAAGTCGCCGTTCTGGGCGGCGGCCCTCAGGTCGCTCACGGCCTGGTCCGCGTTGTCCGCAGCCGTGTTGGCGCGCGTTGCCGCCTCGGTAGATATCTCCGTCGCGTTCTCGTAGGCCTGGATGGCACCCACGAACAGCGTGAAGCCGTCCTCGTGCTCCTCGCCGCCGATCAGCACCGGCTCCACGCGGATGATGAAGGCCCGCGTGCTGATGGATTTGCCGTCGTAGCTCACCATGCACTGCGCCTCCACGGCGCCCTCGGCCTCCTGCATGGCCGCCGGGTAGTAGACCAGGTACTGGCCGATGGAGGCGTCGAGGGGAGCGAAGGGCTCGCAGCCCCGCTCGCCGGTCGCCTTGTGCCGCCACAGGAAGTAGACGTTGGCTCCGGTCAGGTCCGCGCTGCGCCCGTCCTGACGCACGTGCAGCTCCAGGCCGCGCCCCTGCGCGTCTGCGGGGGAGGCCACCAGGAAGTCGCCCGACCGCTCGTCCGCCGAGTCCCATACCAGCGTGTGAATGCCGTAACCGTCGAGCATGCCAGCCCTTTCAAGCGGAGGAGAACGTCAAGGCAGATACTACCGGCGCGTCACAGGCGCGATCAGAAGTCCAGCTCCCCGAGCTCGTCCAGGTCGTCGATCGCGGTCGTCACCGTGTTCCCAACCACCGTAACCGAGGCCGCCGTGCTCAGGTTGCCGTCGATGCCGGCCACGTCGTCCTGCAGCGTGGCCACGTCGGCAGCCACGGTGCTCAGGGAGGCGTAGTCGGCCGGCTGCACCGTCCCGATGGTCACCCGGCAGAGCACGACCTCGCCGTACGTCCGCATCCGCCGCACGACGCGTGCCCTCAGGCGCCACTCGGGCTCGCGCGACGCGTCCACCACGGCAACCTCGTCGCCCAGCCCCAGGTCGCTCACGCCCAGGTCAGCCACGTCGATCTCGTAGCTCACCTTGGGCTGCACCGCGTCGCGCAAAGCCCGTCTGGTCAGTGCCAGCAGCAGCGCCGGGTCCGTGCAGTCGGAGAAGGTCACCTGCCCGAAGCTGTGCACCTTTGCCGTCCTGGCCGCGTTCCAGCGGCCCCAGACCTCCCGCGCGTCCTCGTCGCCCACCCAGTTCACGCCGTCGTTCACGTCGCCGAAGGTCAGCTTGCGCCGGTAGCCTGGCAGGTAGTTGCCGTTCTCGTCGGTGTAGGGCATGCCCGCCCCGTAGCCGTAGAGCGCCGTGTGGACCTCGTCCTCCAGCACCGTGCGCGTGCAGGCCGCCATGTTGCGCCCGTAGGCGAAGCGCAGCCCCCGCCACGACCCAAGCCGCTCGGCCAGGTTCACCCGCCGCGCCGAAACGCGCCCGCCGGACACGACGATAGTTGTCGACACCTCGCCGCCGAACACGTCGGCGACGCGCCGCAGGGCTGCCAGCGCGTTCATGTGGTAGAGGAGGCACGACCCGGTCCCCAGGCTCGCCACGCTGCCGGCCTCCCAGCGCGTCACGGCCAGCACCGACGCAAGCGCCTGCGCGGCCGTCCTGCCGGCGATCCGCGCCTCCTCGAGGTAGTCGTCCAGCATCTCGCAGAGCGACGACTCCGCATAGACCGAGCAGAGGCCCCCGATCGGCTCGTCGGTGCGCACCACCACGTGCTCGCGCCACACCCCGCCGTCAAGCCACAGCAGCCGGTCGCCCTTGTCGGGCACCTCCGCGCTCCTGAACTCGATGGTGTCCTCGCCGTTCAGCTCCTCGGTGTGCACGAGCTCGCCGGCCACGGTCAGGATCCCGACCCGCTCGTCCCACCGGTCGAACCACCACAGCGCCGGCATGCGGCCCGCCATCACAGCCACCTCTCGGTGAATCGCGTCTCGGCGTGGCTGCAGCCCGCGAAGGTGAGCGCCGTCGCCCCGGGGTGCAGGGAGAAGAAGTCGGAGCCCAGCACCACCACGTCGCGCGCGTCGGCCCCGCCGATCTCCACCGTCTGGCCCTCGCAGCCGATGACCACGGCCTCGCCGCCGTTGAAATCGTGGTCGAGCGCAACGACCTCACCGGTCACGTTGCTCGCGACGGAGAGCCCGCCGCCAGCCTCGGCGACCAGCCGGAACTCCGGCGCCGTGCGGAACGTGCCGCCCACTACGAACTCGCCCGTGCGCTCGACGCGGTCGAGCCCGTAGGCCACGGGGTCGAACAGGGTGAAGGTCAGGTCGCAGGACCCGTCCTCGAACAGGTTCGACCAGTTGCCGGCCGACACCAGCAAGGCGTCTCGGTAGGTCAGCTCGGGCTCGTCGGGCAGCACCAGCTCGCCGCCGTGCGGCTGCATGAGCCACGAGCGCAGGCGGTGCCGCGCCTCGGCCAGCCCCATGGGGCCGGGGTCGAATCCCGGGTCCAGGAACAGCCGCACGGACACGTCCTCGGGCGGCACCCACACCGACGATATGACGGAGCCGGGTCGCCCGGCAACCTGCATGGCCTCAACGGCCAGCTCGTTCAGCGACCGCCCGGTCACCTGGGCGGAGCAGATCTCGGAGAAGTCGTTCCCCGCGTATGCGATCGACCTCATGCCCGCCCCCTTGCGCGCCCGTAGGCCGTCGCCCTGCGCTGCGACTCGCGGGCCGTGGCGTCGTCCCTGCCCTTGGCGCCCCCGTACCGGGGAACCGACCGCCTCTTGGGCAGCTCGTGTCCGCGATCGTCGGTGCCGTACTTACGCTTCATGCCGCCCATCATCAGGCCCCCTCCCTCACGACCGTCAGCGTCACGTTGAACTCCCACACGAAGCGACCGCTGCCGTCGCGCTCCCTGAACGCCGGCGCCGTGGTGTCCAGCCCGCACACGCGCCAGGAACCGTTCTCGGCGTGCCGCTCCCAGCCGCCGGAGCGCACCAGCCTCTCGCAGGCGATGGCGTCCGCCTCGGCGTCGACCGCGACCTCGCGCACGACCAGCACGGCCACCGTCACGTGCCCGCGCTCCTCGTCCTCCATGCGGGCCTCCCGCTCGAACCTGCCCTGGCGGAGCACGATGGGCTCGGGGCACTCGGCCGCCGACGGAACGCTTGCGAAGTAACTTGCGAAGTCGCCCTCTAGCAGCATGTTCGCGACGAGAAAACTCAGCTGCATCGTCTACCTCACCCTCAGCTCCCAGTGGTGGACGCGCCCGAAGAGGTCGGCGCACGCGCGGCACTCGGTGACGAAGAGTGAGTGCCCGCTCACCGCGACGCGCGAACCCGCCGGCACCTCGAAGGCGCCGACGGAGTTCACGGCGTCGACGAAGACGGTGCCCCGGCCCGCGTCGGCGCTGCGGTGCTCGTCTTCGCTCACCTTCTGCGTGCGCTCGAAGCGCACGTTGGCGATGATCTGCGGCTCCCCGAAGGTCCCGTCGGCAAGCGCCATCCGCACCGTCATCACGTCGGGCAGGGCGGAGCGCGGTATCGGCCTCATCGACCTCATCGGCGCACCCCGCCGAACGCCCAGCCCGTGCCCGCGAGCTCCCTCAAGGCGGCCGCCGTGGCCAGCTCCTCGCCGGTCGTGCCCTTGTTCTCGTAGTTCTTCACGCTGAACTCGCCGACGGAGAAGCCTCCCACCTCGCCCGCGCCGTACTCGGCGAAGGCGTCGGTCGCGGCGCACACGGCCCGCTTGAACGCGGTGCTCGTCTCGTCGGCGCCGCCATCCAGGCAGAGCCAGCGCACGTGCGCCTCCGCCATGGGCTCGTTCGCGCCGAAGGCGGCCTCGGCAAGGCCGCCCCCGTACGTCCCGGAATAGAATGTGTACTCTACGGCAGCCATGACTACGCCGTCGCAGAGCTCACGTACACGCCGTCGAGCTTGTTGTCCAGCAGCTCCACGATCCCGTACTTGCGGTACTTGAGCATGTAGCTGTCCAGGCTCTCCAGCTCGTCCGGGCGGAAGACGCGGGACGCCACGTGCTTGTCGAACTTGACCACGGCGCCCTTCTCCACGACCATGAGGTTGATGGCCTTGCCCGTGGAGGCCTTGGCGTAGCCGAACTCGGCGTCGCCGCTCCTCAGGTCTATCTTCGTGTAGAAGCGCGCCTGGGGCACCTCCACGACGCGGGCGAAGCGCTCGAGCACGCGGTTGGAGCGCGTCGGGTTCGCGTAGGAGTAGTCGTCGAGCACGCCCTTCAAGGTCGGCGTGATGAAGAGGTAGCGCGAGCCGGTGGACACCTGCCTCTCGTCCATGGCGGACGTCACGGAGCGCAGAAGCGCAAGCACGTCGTCGGCGCCGGCGGCGGAGAGGTCCGCCTCCACGGGCGTCACGCCGGCGTGGGAGGCGATGGTGGCGAAGGTGAAGGCGTCTCCCTCGGGGGCCACCTGGGTGCGCTGCAGCTCGGCGCCGGCCTCCACGAAGCAGTCGTTCACGCCGGCCTCCTCGACGTCCATCACGTCGGCGAACAGGCGGATGCCCCGGTCGTAGTTGAAGGTCTTGGTCTCGAACCCGTAGGTGATGGCGCCGGTCCTGTAGCCCACGTTTCGGGTGTAGTCCCCGAGTCCGGTGACCGAGATCTTCGGGACCATGACCTCCCTTGCGTTGTGCCCCGCGCGCACCATGCGGCGGCCGGAGTTGAGCACGCTGGAGACGCTGGCCCTCTGGTACACCTCGTCGAGTATGCCGACGTAGTTCTTCGCGAACGCGATATTGTTAGGCATAATGCAGCCTCACTTCCCACCGGTTCACCCGGCCTATTCCTTGTCCTTGTCGTCGAGCCCCGCGATGTCGCGCCAGTGCCTGAGGGTCTTGCCCTCGTCGGTCGCGGTCCCCGCGTTGGGAAGGCCGGTCTTGCCGGAGGGCTGTGCGTTGTCGCCGGCCATGTGCTTCGCGAACAGCCAAGGCTCGGCCTCTTTGAGCTTGGCGACGTCGCCGTCGTAGTCGTCCAGCACGGCGCGGGCGGCCTTCACGTTGCGGCACTCCGCCAGCTGCAGGGAGAAGTCGACGCGCTCGTCTGCGGAGGCCCTCTTGAGGTCGGCGATCTCCGCGCTCAGCTTCTCGGCCTGCTCGGCGCTCTTGGAGGCCTCGGCTATCTGCGTCTCCAGGGAGGCGATCTTCTCGTCGCGCTCGGCGATCTGCCTCTCGTAGTCGGGGGCGGGTGCGTTCCCGGCCTCGTTGCCCCCGTCTACCTGCATCGATGCTGCCTGTTGGCTCTGCGCTTGCTGCTGGACTTCCTCCTGCGCACCCTGCGTGCTTTCCTGGCTGCCATTTGCCTCACCGTCCATACGTACCGCCTTTCGTTGACTTGGGCGGCCACATGCGAAGGCAGCCCCCTAACCTGCGATGAGGTTAGAGGACCGTCACAAGGTGGAGTTTGTTTGGGTAACTGCAGATCAAGTATGAGGGCAAGCTGCGTGTGTGACTCAAAGCCATAGTGATGCCCTTTTACCTGATAATCATTGCTTTTGGTGGATTACGTTTGCTTTGCTGTGTCGTAAGGATAGATTGAAACTTCATGTGTGCTTGTTCTCTCTCGCTCCTGGACGGTGTTTGCTTATCCTAGTACCCTGGGTGCAAGCAGATTCGGTTTAGGAAGGGAGAGCGAGGATGGTACCCGTTATTGACCTGTTCGCAGGTCCTGGTGGCCTTGGTGAAGGCTTTTCCTCGCTCACCGACAATAAGGGCAATCCGATATTTCAAACGATTATGTCGGTTGAGAAGGATGAACAGGCGCACCGGACCTTACGTTTGAGGTCATTCTTCCGGAAGATTTATAGGGCCAATGGAAATACGATTCCTCGTGCGTATTTGCACTACATGGAACATCATGATGGGGAGTTTCTAGAGGATCTCAAGAATCGTTACCCGGAGGAATGGGAAGCCGCTGACGAAGAAGCGCTGTGCGCAACGCTTAAAGACGATGACGACACTCTTGTAAAAATCGGTGCCGAGCGCCTCAAGCGGTTTGGCTCAGGACAGATTGGGGAGTGGGTCCTAATCGGTGGCCCACCCTGCCAAGCATACTCTTTGGTCGGACGCTCGCGGCGGGCTCATGACAAGAAGAAACTAGAAGAGGATCCAAAGCAAACTCTCTACAAGTGCTACTTGGCGTTCATAACAGCATTGCAACCAACCGCGTTCGTCATGGAGAACGTCAAGGGGCTACTTTCCGCGCATCACAAGGGCGAAGGCGTTTTTGACCGGATTTGCGCGGACATGCGTGATGCCGGATACGAGATACGCTCGCTCGTCTCGAAGTCACCGGATGACCCTCGCGACTACATCGTCGAATCCGAGAAGTATGGCATTCCACAAATGCGCCACCGCGTGATACTTCTGGGCGTAAAAGCAGGATGTGAAACAAAGTCCGACATACTAGAGCGGATCGAGCAGGTGACGCTGCGGAAAGCCCTCGCGGGAATACCCGCGATACGCAGCGGTTTTTCCGAGAGGAATAAAGGTTGGCGCGAGAAAGACTGGAACGCCTACATCAATTCAGCCATAGACGGCATCTTGGAAACAGGCGAGGGCAAAGAGCTGAAAGCGATACTTCTGCGGGTGCGAAGAGGAAAGCCGCAGAGGCTTACCAAGAAGACGAAAATCGAAAAGGCCGAGAACCCCTACGAAAAGTGGTATAGGGGCCGCATGGGTGTTCACACAGTGCTTGCGAACCACGAATCTCGCACGCATCTAGCGGCTGATCTCGATAGATACGTCTTTTGCGCCGCCTACGCAGAGCTTCATGGCTTCCCGGCAAGGATTTCTGAGTTCCCCCGCAAGCTATATCCGAAGCACAAGAACGTGCTCGAGGTGCAGAAAGGCGAGGAAATCGAGTTCGACGACCGTTTTCGTGTGCAATTATGGGACAAGCCTGCGACCACGGTAACGTCGCATATCGCAAAGGACGGTCACTATTACATTCACCCCGATCCTGCACAGTGCAGAAGCCTGACAGTCAGGGAGGCTGCAAGATTGCAGACGTTCCCCGACGATTACCTCTTCGAGGGGAACAGAACCTCGCAGTACACACAGGTCGGTAATGCTGTTCCACCGTTGCTCGCCCAGCAGATAGGCAAAGTGGTAGCCAAGTTCCTAGGTGTCGAGGGCGAAGGCTTTTGCGATTCTCTTACCCGTGTGGCCTGCGACGACGAGATTTCAGACGATATGGACAGCCGCCCTTCTGAAGCCTAGCCATCAAATCAACGAGGACGATTGACTGCTTGTCGGAGGGAAGCTTGGCAGGTATCGATGCCGCATACTGCAAGATGCCGAGCTCCTTGTCGGTCGCCTCGCCCTCCCTCTTGCACCAGGCAAGCACGCTTTGCCAGAACCGGGCACCTGCTTCCACCACGATAGACTGGGCCTCAATGCCATTAAGCTCTTTCTGCTCGCGTACGCCCTCGCTCTTGATGTCCTTCTCTTCCTCGGCGCTTATTAGCTCAGAAACCCAATCATCATCCCAGTGCACCTGCGCCTGCTTCACGGCGCTCCAGCACTTCGGCTGCTTTGCCCATTCGGAGATGTTACGGTAGCCCTCGCCGGGGTGCATGAGCACTTCATGTGCGGCGTCGGCCGCTTGCCCAAGGGCTCGCTCAAAAGCCGGGGTGACACCTTGACGGTTCCAGATTGACAGGAAGTCAATGGATTTGCCCATGCCCCTCGCAGCGGCCCCAAGAGCACCAACTGCTAGGACGACATGCTGAGATCGGTAGCCGCCAGCTTCGTACCAGTCGCGCGATTGGACAATCTTGCCCGCCAAATCAAACACGATCTTCTTTGCAACCAGGTATTTGAAGTAGACCTCACTGAATTGTCGGTCGTTCTTCTCCCACGCATCGGCAATGTCCTTGGCAAACTCGGCGAAGTTCTTCTGTGCACCCCTGTTGACCATGTAGGCCCTGTCGGTCCAAACCATGATGTACTTGGCCAGATCGGTCTTCGTAAAGGTTTGCGACTTGGGGTACTCCTTTCCGAACTTGCGTTTCGCCGCAGGTGTCAGATATGCCTGAGCGTCACGATAGGAGCCACGTGCGCGCTCGTAGAACCATTTCGTGAGATCGAAGCTGTCATCCCTAGCAGGGGCTAGTATGCGCCTAGAGAACTCTTCCATCCGCACGTGGAACGGATGATTTGCGAAGAAGTCTGCCGCCGATACCTTGTTCTGGCTGTTAGCATACTCGGATATGCGCGGCACGAGCTCTTTAGCGGCCTGCGGGCTGACAACGCTCAGCTTCATTTGGACGTACACGCGACTGAGATCCCGCTTCGCCTTAAACGCCGCATAGACCGATGCAGTCGTCTGACCGCCATTGACTATCTGCAGATTCTCAAGCCCGGTAATCACCAACCCGTCATCGGTGGTTTCGGTGGTAACCGCCTCCGCCGTTGCGGTGATTCCGTTGTTGAACGAGAAGAACAGCCCGGGCTCGTTTTCGAGCGTCCTCTTGATGCCCTTGTTGACGTTGCTGCGAGCCTGCAGGAACACACGAACGTTCTGCTCCAAAAGCCTCGTTCCCCAGCGGTCGTAGATGTATGCGAGGTCCAAGCCAGGAACGGCGGCCAGATACACCTGGTTCTTGTCGTCTGGCCTGCTGGCCAAAAGCGCCCTAAGGGCGCCGCCGGGCAGTTCGTCGAAGTCGATGTTGAGTGTTTCACGCTCCCGCCCAGAGGACACCAAGTTGCCAAAACGGGTAATGTCCCAGACGTTGTATACGATCTCACGACCGTCGATCGCGGTCGCCTTCTTGCCCTCGACCCTCGTGCTCAGCCTCCTGTTGGTGAGGAGATAGAGCTTTACACGCGATATCTTTTCCCATCGCGTGCTGATTAGGTCCGCCAGACCATAGCCCGGATCCGTTGGCTCGAGGGAATCGCGGAACCGAGCCTCGAGAGAACGCGTGAGGAATTTCTCGAGCCTCCGGAAGTCCGCCTCCATATCGGTGTTGGTAAGCGTGGCGAGTTCCGTGTCTTGGTTGAAGTCCAAAGCGATGAGGCCAAGGGTGCCCTGCCCTGAATCCTGTGTGACAGCGGATTCGAGTGGGTCACCGCAATAGCCATCCACCCTGATTCCGCCTTGCGCCGGCCGGTAGAAAGCCCGCTCGGCCTCGTCGAACTCCCCGGCATTGATGAGGTAGTCAGTCACGATGTCAAAGAAGGCGTCTTCGCGGTAGACTCCATAGGTGTCCGCCGTCGTCTTGATGTCCTGGAATAACTCCTCGTAGAATTCTTCGGGCGCTGGCATAACCTACTCCATGGTCTCGATCACCGTCGTTCTGTCAACTTGGTAGTCATCGCAGTAGTCGAGGTCGATCTGGTACGCAACCCGGCTCACTCCGGGCTTGCATGACTGCGAGTCGATTTTGGGAAAGTCGCCGATTACGGCATAGTAGTACTCGGAACCCTCGCTCCACTTTGTATCCGAATAATCGTCCTCGTCGAAATAGCCAACGTTGGCAAGCTTGCTATCGAGGGTGGCGCGCTGCAATGGCGACTGGATGGCACCCCTAGTCTCGTTGACGACGTCAGACACAGTGAAGCCATCATCATCGTCAACGGGGGCGTTGTTCAACTCAACAACGTAGAGGAACAGGTGCTCGGAAGGGTTGACGTTGAGCTGTTCCTCTGACGATATGACGATATTCGGATTCGCCGAGCTGCGCTTGGATTTGACCTCGACAAAAACCTGCCCATAAGCAAAATCCCTGGGACCAGCGTCGGGGCCCGTCCAACCCCGCAGGGCGTCGCCTTCGTTGTGCACGGTTAAGGCGTCGCGTTGGAGAAAATGAAGTTCCGCAATCAGCCCCTTCTGTGCTTCAGGAGACAATCTTGAACGAGAGGGGCGGAGAAAGGAGCTCCAACGCTCCAGCCTAAGAACACAGGCCTTCCTGCACGCCTTCTCGCCTATATCCTGCAGGGCGAACACGATATCGGTACATACTTTCAAGAAAATATCTCGCATGTCGAGATCTATCAACTCGATGACCAGGCTACTTTCGTCATGGTGATCAGCAACATTGATGTTTTTGAATGTCGGCAAGCCGATCGGCTTCCACGGCTTGCATTCGTATTCCACAAGCAATGCAGGTCTGCCAGTCCAGCTACGCGCCCAGTAAACCGGCCTGTGCTTCGGATTGTCAGTCCCCGATACTCGTCTGGCGATGTAATCGCCTAGGGTAGTTGGGACGGACAGGTCATCCCAGGGAAAGCTAGTCGTCTTCGTAGTCATCGTCGCTGTCCTCTTCGTAGTCTGCAGTTATGTTGTCGATTGCGACTTGATTGAAGACGTACTCAACGGGCTTTGTCTGCTTGGGCGTAAACGGGAAGCTGATGCTCCAGCCATAGGCTTCTTCTGCATGATCCCACGAATCCCAGCTGCCGGCCTCCGGCTTCATTACGCCCTTTTCCTCACGCCGCTTCTTCTGAGATTCCGAGTACTTCATCAGAACAGGGTGGATTACGAGAAGCGGGTATGTTCGCCTGCGACGGTAGTACCTGTCGGAGATGTTGGCCTTGTCCTTGTCGTCTTTGGTGGCTTTCTCCGGGTGGTCCGCGAAGAAGTCATCCTCAGCAAGACTTCGCTGTTTTGGTTCGAGCCCCATAGCCTCTACGCCACGGCTCGCGAGGCGATGCTTTTCGCCAACGACTAGGCACTCCGATGAGGTGCTGCTGCCAGGGTAGCGGATCTCCCTTTTAGCAGCCACGCCTAGCGCAAGCTCGACTTTGTCGCCGTCGCCCCCTGCCACATAGATGTCCCATTCCTGAAGCTCGCCATCCATCATTCGATCGTCTATGTAGTTAAGGACGGGCTTGCATTGCGACTTCGGAGAGCGCGCGTCCTCGTTGATGTAATCTTTGACGAATTGAATCACAGACGCAGCAGGTACGTGCCTGTAAAAATAACCATCGTCCTTACGTTCGACCTTATACTGAGCCAGACCGGCAAGCAAATTGCGAACAGCCTTCTCGTTCTCCTCTATTACGGATCGTCTGCGGTCGAAAGCGATGGTCTCGACAAACCCGTTGTTGAGGTCTATCGGAGCAGGCAGCTTCGTTCCCGTCCCCATTTTGTTCCTAGCTGTAACGATGAGGGAGTCAGGGCTCTGCCTGATTTTCAAACCGTAGTTCCTAGGCGTGCGCTGGACTTGGCGCATGTTCCTGAGTTCGTCGAATAGGTCGGCCGTGGAATCTGCGACGAACTTGTACCATCCGGCTGCCTTCTCGGACATCCAAACGCGACACAGCTCTTCGTATCCCGGGCGATAGCCGAACCATCGTGCCATCTGCATAAGCGCATCGTATGCCTTCGCGTTGCGCGAATAGTAGGACACAACGAGCCCTTCGAGGGTCAGCCCACGAGAGAGACGGTAGCCGCCTACCGCGATGACGTGCTCTGTGTGCTTCTCGTATTCCAAGCTCTCGGTCGAATCGGTATTGATGCTCACGACATGAACTAGCTTGGTGGCTGCGTAGAGCCCGGCTTGGATCTGATCCCAGTCGAACTCCGTCAGGTGCGAATACTCGCTCAGCCACGTGCCATGCATGAACTGCAGATTCTCAGAAAGGTCTAGAGCAGTTTCTGAAGGGAATGCGGAGTAGGCCTTCATGCTCTCCCGAAGTCGCTTTATGTAGTCTTGTATCTCCCATGCCACCGACTTCTGGGGCTGCTTATAAGGCGAGACGTTAACCATCATCGTTGAGTGCTCGTCGCCATCGCCGCGAAGATATCGAATCGTTGTCGCAAGCATGAAAGTTCGAATTGCTTCCTTCAGCGACTCGGGTATTGCATCGACTTGGTAGTAGCTCTTGTGCTTTGGCGGAAGAATCAAATCGATGTCGTCGATAAATCGCAGAAAACGTGGGTTAGCTTCATCGAAATCGGAGAACACCTTCTCAGCGCCGAAGTAGTCGTTTGATTCCTCAAGCGTATAGATGAAGCTGCTCGGGAACAGGTCCTTGCCGAAGTTGTCAGTGTCAATTTCGGGGTCGATTAGGATGTTCGCATAGGGCGTGGCGGTGTAGCCGACGTAGCACTTCCGCGTAAAGTAGTTGAGAATGTTCCTGATTTGCCCATTGATTCGCGTGGGCTCGTCCTCACGGCGGTCGCGCCGGTACTTGCCGTTGATGGAAGCGTTGTCCGCCTCGTCGTCGATGAGCAGCAGCTGGTCATTGGGATTGGCATTGTCGCGCAGCCATTCGAATACTTGCTTGAGCGAGTTGCTGTTCTTCTTGATTACGAAAAGCCAGGACTCGTTCGTGTGCGCGGTCTGTATGCCCTTCAGAGCGTTCGCGCGTTTCTTGTTGAAGTCCGCCTCACGAGAAGTGCAGGCAATGGGTCTTCGCGACCCGTTGGCCAAGCCGACCCCAACCGCCTCGATACTCTGCTGTTCGACGATATTGAAGCCGGTGAAGCCGTCCTCCAGTCGCGCTTGCGTCTGATTGCGCAGAACATTGTGAACGCCGGCCATGACGATTATGATTTTGTAGCCGGCATCGGCTGCACGACAGATTAGCCCGATGTAGTTTGCTGTCTTGCCCGACTGGACTGAGGCAACAACAAGCCCCCTTCGCTCAAAGCCGGCCTCGACAGTGGGATTTGCCATCAAGTCTAAGACGTTCCACGTATCACGCTCTATTGTCCGGACAGTGCTGCGCGCCCATTTCTTCTCGTACATGAGGTAGTTCTTATAGCGTGTCCAGTAGAACCAACCGTTCTGGTCCTCAATGCCCTCTTCTGCCTCGTTAAGCCACGGCTTGATGTCATCGTCCTTGTATGCGAAACCAAATCGCTTTGTAACGAAAAGTTCGGAACAGTACTGCTCGACCAATTCCTTAATCGTGTTATCTCGGTCGCCAGCCATCTGCGGGTACATGGGAGCAAATACGTCATACATCTGCTCGTACCACGCTCGGACCTCAGACTCCTCAGGGATGTCCTCAATTCCAGCAAAATGTCGCCGCACGGAGTTGTCGACCTGCTCGATGAACTCGTTCTTCTTCGGCATTATTGTTCCTCGATTCCGAGAGCGTTCAATGCGTTGGCCCACCGTGACTGGAAGGGTTCTGCGTTGCGCATGATTGACAGGATGGTGTCTTCGTCACGGCCCGCCTGCTTCAGCGTCGAGAAGAATGTCCGCGTCGCATTGCTGAACTCGTCATCCTTGAGCGTCGCAAAGGTCACGCTCTCTTCGTTGTTAGCGAAGTCGTAGAACAGCGACTCGGTTGGGAAGGTTGACTCGATGACGGAAAGTGCGGTCTCGAAGCACTGACGGTCTGCATCGTCAAGCGTGTCTCGCAGATTGGCAATTACGGGATGGTCCCGATTAATCCTGTAAAGCTTCTTTTCGCCAACCTGCTCGACGTTCCACGCGGGATATACGTCAGGGCTGGTAAGCCTGGTGGCGCGGCGTCGGTAGGCCTTCCGCGAAGGCGCGCCGATGGTCGATATGAGCGCCTTTACGCGTTCCCTGACAACTTCCGGCATTTGGGCGGAGACTTTCTTGACGTCAATCTTCCAAACCTCGTCTTGATTGGTGTCGATGTCTATCCTGACCCTTGTCAGTTGCGTCAAGGCGGTCTTCTTGGCAAGTCCGAACCAAGTCCCGTAAAGAATGAGGCGCTTTGCCCTGTATAGGTAGACACCTTGACTCTTTAGATAGCCGCCGCTCAGACCGAAGTGCTCGTATTCTTGCTGCGAATCGTAGTGCGACCTGTGAGGCAGCGTAAAAGCCTGCATGGTGACGCCCGGGCAAATCTGCTCCAAAGGAGAAGACTGTGTTGCCCGATGCCTTGTGTTGAAGGGGTCGATTGGCTCTAGAACGAGGTTGTTGACTCTCAGGCTAATTCTGTTTAGGCCCTTTTCGCCCGCGATGTATCGGTGGAATACGAGGGACAGATAGTCCTGCGCTTCGCTTATGACTCTCGTATGGTCAACCTTCCCCGAACCGCGAGTGCCAGTCAGTCGGTCGAGCTTCTCCCAGAGGACGAGGGTCCCAGTCTCTCCAAGTTCGTCGATGAAGGGGATGTCGGCAGGGTCGTTTCGCTCTATGACATTCCACTCATTCTGCTCCGCGACAAGGTCAAGGTCCCAAGTAAAGGCAGATGTCTCACCATCTTTGCGCGAGACGACGGTTAAGCGCCTGCATTGCGAGAACGATGAGGTTTTCAGGCCGAGTCCAAACCGCCCCAAGTCATTCAGAGCTCGCTTCTGCCTCGGGTCGGTCGATCCAAGTCGCATTGCTTGTTTGAGATCGCCGTGAGAAAGACCGTCACCGTTATCGACGATTCCGATGCGAAATTCATCGGCAGGGATTGCGAGTATCCAAATCTCGTCGGCGTTAGCCGTGATGGAGTTGTCGACGATATCTGCGAGTGCGCTGTTAAATGAGTAGCCGATATCACGGAGGCTCTCGATGAGAATGCTTGGCTCTGGGTCGAGCCGGATTACCCCCGAATCCATGTCCTCACCTTCCGCGCTACATGAAAGCCAATCTCATTCCAGCTGTCTGACAACTGCATAATCAGGGCTAAATTCTACCATCGAAGTCATGCAATGAGCGTATAGGTCGGCAATCTGTCGTATGATGCACCATAAAGGCCGTTCCGGCCATCTTCTGGCTGACGCAATGCCGTATGCAAGTTGAATTTATCTGTGCCGCCGGTCCCGGCCGCTGGCCTGGTCGAGCGGTGCGTCGTCGGCGCCCACTCCGGCATCACGGCCACCCGCACTCCGGGTGTGCGCTCGGGGCTCTCGTGCCACCCGGCAGGCATGGCGCATGGAAGGTCATCATCACGGCCGCGCAGGCAGCGGCGCCCGTCTTCACCACGGCTGCGCAAGCCGCTTCGCGTCTTGCTCCGCATGGTCGGGTTCAGCCGCGCGCCGCTGCCTGCGCGGCCTGCTGCGGGTCGTCTGCGTGCGCCATGCCTGCCGGGCGTCACTCCCGCCCATCGGCGCACACCCTCCGCGCGTTCGTCCGTGCTGCCTCCGTGGCCTCCGCCGCCCCGCACGCCCGGTCCATCGTCCAGGCGCGGGCGGCACAGTGCCCACGTGGCTGTAGGCGGTGTCCGGCTCGGGGCGCCCGGGTAGCGGCTCAGCCGCAACTACTCCATTGGCGGCGTCTCCGTTGGCCCGTGGCGGCGTGCCAGCGGCCCATACGCGCGCGGGATTAGCCCGCAGCTGGGCAGAGCCGCGAGAGAGCGCCTGCCGGTCCCAATACGACCAGCACCAGCAAGGCACCCGTCAGGGCGCGGAGGCCGCCGCGCGCTATGCCCACGTGCTTCTAAGCGTCGCCGACACCGCTGGGGGCGTTACCGCCCTTGGGGGATCCGCCGCCGAGCTCGCCCGCGCGCTTCCTGGCGGTGGCCTCGTCCTCGCCGTACCACCTCATGCGGTACTCCCAGGCGGCCATGGTGACGCCGACCTCCCTCATGTCCCTGGCCTTCTCGGCGTCCGTGTCCTGGACGATGGAGTCGTCGAAGGCCACGCGGATCTCGCCCTCGTCGGGGATGCCCTCGCCGAGCGTGCGCGACACTGCCATGGCCGCGTGCGAGATGCCCGCGATGGACCCCTCGAGCAGGTTCTCGTGCCTGCGGATGTTGCGCATGAGGGTGGAGTTGTCCGAGGAGACCTCCGTTGCCGTCTTGACGTATCCGGTGTTGTCGAAGTCGAAGTATGTGAGCCCGAAGCCCGTCAGGTCGCCGAGCATCTGCAGGGCGATGCGGAAGGCTTCTGATTGTGCATTTGTGCGAAGCGCGGGCGCGAACTCCTGGATCATGTCCTCGGTGCTCATGACCTTGCGGAAGACGGTGCAGTCCTGCCTGCCAAAGGGGATGGTGATGTCCCTGTTGCCGTCGGTCTCGCGGTCGAAGAGAACGTCTGAGAGGAACACTCTCATCTTGCTCACGTCCACCTCGTTGATGAGCGCGTCGAAGGTGAGGTCCACCGCCTGGATCGCGTCGATGGCATCGGCGAACACGCTCTGGCCGTAGGGCGACATGTCCACGCGCGTGTTGGTGATGGCGGGTTTGACTATCGAGAAGGTCGGGAAGGTGCTGCCCGTCTCGTATGTGGGGAGAATGCCCATGGGCGCGAGTTCGTTGCCCTCGTGGTCGAAGCATACGGTGACGATGCGGTACGTGGGCTCGTTTTCCATGTCGAGAAGAACGTTCGCGTCCGTTGCGTTTCGTGCCGTGCATGCGGAAGGTTCGGAAGGCGAATCCGTTGCCGAGAAGCCCATGCCTCCCAAGAGGTGCATCTGCAGCTGGTCGACCGCCTTCCCACGGTAGAACGCCCGCGTGACGAAGGCGCACTCCGTCACCCCGTCCTCGTCCCATGTCAGGGGAATCACCATGCGCGCGTCGTAGTGGCGGATGCGGACCTTCCGCCTGTCCACGTCCACCCACAGCGCGAAGGCGCCGGTCCCAAGGCCGAACGCCCTCACGATGGTCGCCTGCGCCTGCGCCATGAAGTTCGTTTGCGAGAAGAACGCGCCGAGCCAATCGGTGGCCCCCTGGTCCTCGCATACCACCTGCACGTTCTCGTTGAGGAGAAGGGACCCCCACTCCCTGCACACGCGCATGGCGGGGCGGATGGACCGCCTGTGCACGGCATACACGCGCCCCACACCGTCGGTGTCCTGGTAGTCGTAGAACTTCCCGCGCGCGCCCATCCAGTCGTCCCACGCGCGGATGTGCCCCTCCATGTCGTCCAGGGGAAGGTGGAACCCGAGCCTGCGGAGGTACTCCCTCACGTGCTCCGGCACCCAGTACTCGTCCGTCGTTTCTATGCTCATGTGGCCACCTCTATCTGCCATGCGGATATGCAAGGCGAAGTGTCCGCTGCCGTCACAAGTAGCCCCGTGCCGTAGAATATGGAGCTGACGTCGAGCCGAGCCATGGAGCGAGCGATTTGGAATCCCTACCGTACTGGAACCACAACACCGCCTACTACGGGTGGGTGAGGAAGAGGACCGCACCATGTCGGTCGGTGCTGGACGTTGGGTGCGGCGACGGCTCGCTGCTCATGTTCCTGGACGACGGAGAGAGGCGTCTGGTCGGGCTGGACGTGGACGCCTCCTGCATATGCAGGGCCCGCGAGAGGGCCGAGGGCGGCAACGCCACGTTCGAGCTTGCGTCCTTCGAGGACTACCACCCAGCGCACAGCTTCGACGCGGTTGTGTTCGTCGCATCGATTCACCACATGGACATGAGGGCCGCCATCGCGAAGGCGAAGTCGCTGCTTGCCCCGGGCGGCCTGCTTCTCGTCGTCGGCGTCGCATCGCCCTCCACACTCGCAGACTACATGGTCGAGGGGCTCCGCGTCCTGCCCTGCAGAGCCATCTCCGCAGCCAGGGGCATGCGCACCAGCGAGGACGAGAACATACCCGTGTCCTACGCCTTCCCGACCATGGGCGAGGTGCGCCGGGTCCTTTCCGACGAGCTGCCCGGCCACAGTCTGCGGTACGGGCTCTATTACCGCTATCTGGTCGAATGGAAGAAGCGATAGGCCCAGCCCGCCAAAAAGCCCTCAGCAGGCGAGAATGGCGATGACCACCGGCACGCAGGCCAACCTCCGCATCATGTCGAGCATGGCGAAAAGGGCACACAGCAAAGTGATGATTGCGAAGGCGAGAATGACGAGAAGAACCATGCCCTACCCCCGCAGGACGTCGTCCATCATGGCGTAGCGCACCGCGTCGATGGAGTGGTCGTTGCCGTCCGGGATCTCGTCGACCCAGTTGCCCTCGCGGTCGCGCTCGAACTCCTTCAGGGTGAACTCGGAGAAGGTCAAGGGGCACCGGTTCGGGTCGATGACGATCTCGCGCAGACCCGCCAGCCATTCGTAGGACAATCGCCTCATCCTTGCCTTCCTGGCGGCGTGCACGCGGATGCCGAGCTCGCGCCTCCACACGTTCATCTGAACCTTCGAGTCCGGCGTGTCGTCGCAGTAGACGACCTGGTCGTGGAAGTAGGCCTCTCCGTTCATTTCATCTGAGAAGGTGAGGGAATCCACCACGATCCTGCCGGTGTCGGCGGGCATGGTCTTGTTGGCGGAATGCTCCTCGAAGACGAGGAGGCGCCGCGCGGAGGGCTCCCACGCGCAGCGCACGAAGCGCCACGGGTCCGGGAACCAGCCCCAGTCCACGCCGTTGCGTACGCGCTCGAAGCTGCGGATGCGGTCGTCTGACAGGTGAAGGTCGGTCACGTTGTCGAAGACGGCACCGCCCGTGCCGGTTATCTCGCCCAGGTACTCCCACCGCCAGGCCGTCTCGTTCGTGTCGCGCAGGTACTCGGCCTCCTCCACGAACGGCGCGCCCAGCCAGTCCGGGTGCGTCTCGATCACGTCCAGGTAAGAGGAGTCGCGCACCAGCGTGTCGTCGCGCCTCATACGCTCAAGGCGCTCGACGTTCACCCAGCTCCACATCGTCTTGGGCGGGTTGTAGGAGTAGAAGATCCAGAAGCGGTCGCCGCCGCGCCGAAGCGAGTTCAGGATCGACCTCACGGCCTCCACGCCCTCGAACTGGTCAAGCTCCTCGAACCACACCACGCTGCAGTAGCCCTTGGTGAACTTCACGCCCTTCAGCTTGAGCGGGTCGTCCGCGCCGCGGAACACGATGCGCTGCCCGGTGGGGGTGTAGGTGATCTCCATGGGGGAGACCCTCGCCCTGAACACGCCCTCCACGCCAAGCGCCTCGATGGCCCACAGCACCTGCTGGTAGACGGAGTCCCTCAGCGTGTTGCCGAACCTCCGCACCACAACGGCATTGGCCTTCGGGTTCGCGATGACGAGAAGGACGATTGCAATGCTGATGAAGGAGGACTTCGTGCTCCCGCGCCCGCCCGGCAGCCAGTAGTGCGTGTGGCCGTGCGCCATCACGTCTCCCAGCACCGGGTGGAATCGCGGGATGACGAAGTCGGAGACGTCAGTCGCCATCGGCGTCACCGCCCTGGGCCGCGCCCTCGTCGGCGTCGTCCGCCATCGGCTCGATCACCAGGCCCAGGGTGAGCTGCACCGGCGCGTCCTTGGCGTCGTCTGCCTTGCGCTCCATCCTGCCGTACTCCATGGGGTACTTCCGCTCGAGCAGCCAGGCGGCCGCCGTCCAGTACTGCGCGCGGGACTCGGCCGCGCTCTTGATGGTCGTGAGCAGGCTTCTCTTGTACTGCGCCTCGGCCTTTTTTAGTTCGTCGCATAACGCGCGCTTCACACCGGTCCTGGCGTCCTCGCCCTCCTTCAGCCAGCGGTAGAACGTGGCCTGGTGCACGCCGATCGCCGCGATGATGTCGGCGTCGCACAGGCCGTCGCGCTTGAGCCCGGCTATCTGCTCGACGAGCGCGTATGTCAGCTTCAGCTTCGCGGGCACGGGCCCACCTCCCTCCAATCCTCGTTCCGCCCGATTGTCCAAGGCGGTCACAAACTGGCTTGCAGGAGGAAGGGAGGGGGCAGGGGAAAGTCCCCGGCCCCCGTGTCACCCGCCGTGCCCCGGACGCTGGGCCTTCAGCCCGTACTTGCGCCTCAGCCTGCTGTTGCGCTGCCTCATGGCCGCGCGCTCGCGGGCTATCTCGTCGGCGTCGGCATCCGCCTCGGCCTCCTCGCGCTCGCGCTGCAGCAGCTCGTTGAAGACGATCTCCTCCTCCAGGTGCATCTTCTCGGTGCACCGTCGGCACATGCCGCTCTGGCGGTTGAGCCTCACGCCCACGAGGCCGCACCCCGGGCACACGGTCTGCACGCGCAGGCTCACGTGGCAGCGGCTGGCCTGGCTCTCGATGGAGCGGACGGAGCGGAGGGTGCCGCACTCGCGGCGGATCGCCTCCTGCACCGCCCGGACGCCCCGGTGGCCGCACTCGCGCATGATCTCTATCTCCCGCGTCGTCCAGGAGGTCACCGCGACCACCCCCTAAAGGGAGGGCGAAGGGCTTTCGGGGGTCTGCGCCTCGCGGGAAGGGAGCGGGGCTGTGTCGTCGGGGCGCCTCGTCCCCGACGCACATCCCCCTCCCCAAAAACATTTCTATATAAAGGGCTTTTTAGTGGGGGGTCCTGCAACGCTGCGCAACGGAACGCGTCGAGGAGGAGGCGCGCCAGAACGCAATGCAGCGCAACGCCCCGGCGGTAGACGGGCCGCCACACGTAGCCGCAGGGTGAAAGGGTGTAAGCCTTCGGGGCTTTCGGGCTTTTGGGGGTGAGGGCGTCAGAGCGGTAGCGCATCCTGGCCCCCTTCCTCTTGTGAAGCACCGGAGCCCTCCAAGTCGGAAGTTGCCGCATCATTCGTGCCTTGCAGCGGACGGCGCCTGATCGTCGCCTTGGTCGCCCCACCACCGCTCACCCTCATGAAGCGGCTGGACTGGTCCACCCAGCGGTTCACGGTCGGGACACTCCAGTTCAGCGCGGCGATCACCTCGTCGCGGAAGCACTCCTCGCCGTCGCCGACCAGGCGCTCGCACACGGCATCGAGCGAGGCCACCTTGCCCAGGCTCTCGGCCTCGGCCCGCATCTTCCTGGCCTCGCTCACGCCGCCGTAGTTGGGCTTGCAGTCGGCGAGCAGCCCGGTGGAGTCCTTCTCGTGCAGCGGGAAGCAGAACCACATGTCGAGCGGCGCCTTGGGCGGGAACTCGCGCAGGGTGAAGGACATGCGCCACCCCGTGAGGTGCAGAGTTGCCGCAAGCCTCGCGGACTGCCGCGCCATCTCCAGCGTCCCGGGCTCGAGCACGAGCTCGGTCATGTCGAGCACGGCGTCCGGGGCGCGGCCGAACACGCCGGAACCGGACCCTCGGTCGATCGCGCTCTTCAGGCCCTGGGCTCCCTTGCTGTGGTGGTGCGAGATCACCACGGTGCATCCCAGGTTCACGCAGATCTCGTCCAGCCTGGCGAAGAACTCGCGGATGTCCCTGGCGTTGTTCTCGTCGCCGTCCTGCACCATGTAGGCGGGGTCTATCACCACCATGCCGAAGTCGCCCGCCTTGCAGCGGCAGAAGAGCTCGGCCGTGATCTCCTCCAGGCTGCAGCTCTTGCCGCGCAGGGGCCACACCATCAGGTTGTCCCGCACGGTCGCGACGTCGGCGCCCTTGGCCATGGCCACGGTCGATATGCGCTTCTGAAGCGTCCGGTGGTCGGTCTCCAGGTCGATGTAGAGCACCTTCCTCTGCGCGCAGCGGAAGTCTATCCACCAGCCGCCGGTGGCCACGCTGATCGCCAGGTTGATGAGCCCCCACGTCTTGTTCGCCTTGGAGGGGCCGGTCAGCAGCATCTTGTGGGTCTCCAGAAGGATTCCCTCGACGATCTCGGCCGGCATCTCGGGAAGCTCCGCCGGCGCCACGATCGCTCGCTCGAAGGGCGGCAGCCCCGAGGGCCCGGATGTTGCCGCAACGTCACCGGAGACGAACGAGGCCGCCCCGACGGCGGCCTCGACCTCTCCCATGTACGAGTCCTTGCCCGCGCCCATCAGCGCCACCTCGTGCGCCACAGGGGCGTCGCGTCGGAGGGCGACCCGTTCCTCTGCTCGTAGTCCCACTCCGTGCCGCGCCCGGCCATCAGCCACTCGTCGGCGTCCTTGGCACCGCCCGGGTAAGGCGGTAGCACGGCATGAGGGATTCGCAGAACGTCCAGGTCATGGCAGATGCGCTCACGCGTCTTTCTGCCCTCGTCGTCCTCGTCCATCGCCACCACGAGCTTCTTGGGCCGCAGCTCGGGCGGGGTCCCGTGGAGCACCTGGGAGAGGCGCCTCGCGTTTGCGACGCCTCCCAGGGCCATCGTGTCGCCGCCGGTGATCTTGGCGAGGGCCATCGCGTCGATCAGCCCCTCGGTCACGTAGACCACGTCGGCGGAGGCGGACAGGAGCCACTCGCACCACAGGGGCGAGACGAGCCCGGCGGGCCTCCACTCCTTGTTCCGCGCGTCGCCCGGCCTGCACACCGTGCGCACCATGCAGTAGTTGGCCGTCGAGAAGTCGGCGTTCCAGAAGGGTATGGTGATGAAGCCGAAGGCCTTGGGCTCCCACACGCGGAACTCCGGCATGATCTCGCGCGGGTTCGTGGTGAAGCCCAGCCCGAAGGTCGCGGCGTCCCCGTCGTCCAGCCCTCGCCAGCGCAGATAGCGCCTGGCTATGTCGTTCTCCGCGTGGTAGAGCCGCCCGAAGGCGCGCCCGCATGCCTCGGCGCAGTCGGCGCCGCCGGCCTCGCGCGGATCGTCGAAGAGCGGTCGGGGCTTGGGCTTTCGCCTCTGCACGCGCTTCCCGGGTTTCTTGTCCCCATCCTCCAGGCGGTATCCGACGAGGTCTGCCACGGCCTTTGCCTGCTCCGCGAAGCCGTCTATGCCGTCGAGCTCGCCGACCAGGCTGAACACGTCCCAGGTCCTGCCGCACCCGAAGCAGTGGACGGTGTGGTCGTTCTCGTAGTAGTGCGCGGACGGGTCGCGGTCGTCGTGCGCCGGCGACGGGCAGCGGAAGGACCGGCGAAGGTCGGTCACCCCGCAACGCGCCTCCAAGAGCTCGGGCATGCAGGCCCTCAGCCCGTCGCGGTCGTGCTCGCTCACCATGCGACCGCCCCCTCGGGCAGGGGAATGTTGCCGCAAGGTGTAGAATCCCACGCGCAGGGCCCGGTGCCCTGCGATCCGGTGACCCGCAGCCCGCCATCCGCCAAGATTCCGGCTGTGGGTCGCCCCTGTATGTAGGCCGTCACGTCCGGCCCCCTTCCTCCTCGCATTCCTCGAAGAGCTCGCGCCAGTCGCCGGCCCAGCCGACGGCGGCGGCTATGGCGCGTCCGCGCTTGGGGTACGGGGGCTCCAGCCCGCGAACGATGCGGCTCACGGCTGGACGGCTGATGCCGGTCCTCCTCGCGATCATCGCCTGCATGCCCCGCCTCTCGCAAATCCGCCCGATGCGCAGCACGCGCTCGCTCACTGCTCCACCCTCTTGCCGAAGAGCACGCCGTCCTTGGTGTTGGCGAAGACCACGTCGCGGCAGATGCGCCAGCGGCCGTTCACCTTGTCGGCGGGGATGCGCCCCTCGGCGATCCCGCGCCGGATCGAGTTCACGTGCTCGCCGGTCACCTGGGCGAGCTGCTGCGGGGTCAGGAACAGGGGCAGGTCGTCGAACTTGTTTCCCATCGTTCGTCCTTTCGTCGAAATCGTCCTCTCTAGCCTCGGAGACTCGCGCGCCCGCAGCAGTTCCGATGCGCTCCGTGGGACATCGTTTGCCTCTGTTGCGAGCGTGTGCCATAGGGTAGCATAGAAAATCCCTCTAGATGCAACATGAATTTCTAAATATGGTATGATTGCAGCAGATGCATTGTTAGTTCTGTTGTCGAGTGGTATGATGTGTTGCACAGTGTTGAACCGCTCACCCAGCGTTCCACACCGCTCCGCCACAGAACGTTCACAAAGGAGGGCTTTCAGGCCATGGCGAAGACCATTCAAGAGCTGAGGAGGGAGAGGGGCTTCCGCAGCGCCCGCGAGTTCGCGGACGCGCTGGGGATCTCGCCGTCCAGCATGTCGCGCTACGACAAGGATCCCGAGACCATCCCCGTCAAGGTCGCCTGGGCCATGGCGGACGAGCTCGGCTGCTCCATCGACGAGGTCGTCGGCCGCGAGCATGTCACCTCCGGAGCAAGCGAGCTCCAGGACTTCTACGACGGCCTGCTCCCCGAGACCCGCTCCCTCTTCGACGAACTCGTCGAGTTCGCCGGCATGAAGGACAGGGCCGCCCGCCAGCACGCCAAGGACGAGCGGGACGCCAAGGACGACCGCCTCTGCCGGTACTACGAGCGGGCATTCTACAACTCGCTCTACGAGAGCCAGGGCTTCGGCGACCTCGTGGCCTTCGGATCCCCCATGGAGGAGCGCGCCGCGTTCGAGGGGTTCCTCCGCGACCAGGCGGCACGGAAGCGCAAGCCCGGCATCGACGAGCACTGCAAGGGCCTCGAGGAGGAGCTCCGCGAAGGCTACGTCGACGATGGCGGTGAGAGGCAGTTCACCGAGGAGCAGATCCAGGCTTGGCTCCAGGAGGAGCGCGAGCACATGGACGAGGAGTTCGGGAAGAGGGACGAGGAGGTGATCTCCGAAATCATGAAGGCCTACGACAGGCTGCACGCCGACGAGCTGCGCAACTGGGCCGCCCACACGGGCGAGACGGGCCCGGGGACGGCCATCGAGCACTCCTCGGTGCGAATGCCCAGGTAGGCACAAGGCAAGGTGGCCCGCAGGTGAGGCAACACCCACGGGCCGCGTCCAAACTAGTGAGGCTAGAAAGGACGGTGCCATTATATGGCATCAAGCACCCACATGGGCAGCGCACCCGCCCGCGTGCGCCCCAAGACCACCCTCGCGGACCTCCGCAAGGCCGCAGGCTACCGCAGCAGCAAGGAGTTCGCCGCTGCGCTGGGCATCCCCGCAACCACCTACTCGCGCTACGAGCGCACCCTGGCAGACCCCGACTCCGGCGTCCCCTTGCGCGCCGTGTGGGCCATCGCCGACAGGCTCCACTGCTCCATGGACGCGGTCGTCGGCCGCGACGAGGCGAACGACGGCGTGGGCCGCGACCTCAACGCCGCATACCGCTCGCTGTCCGAGGGCGGCAGGGAGCGCTTCGACGAGTACCTGCAGTTCCTGGCCTTCCGCGACCAGCTCATCGCGACCCAGGGCAGGTGAGCGCCATGGCAGGGACCAACGGCAGCGGCTTCATCATCCAGAGGGAGAAGGACAAGCCCAGGAGCAAGTGCCGCAAGTGGGAGCTGCGCGTCTCCCTCGGCATGGACCCCAGGACCGGCAAGTACAAGACGAAGTCGCGCCGGTTCAACGGTACGTACACCCAGGCCAAGGCGGCCCTCCGGGAGTTCATCAAGGAGGTGGAGGGAGACCTGGTGCAGGGCAGGACGGACTACACCTTCGAGCAGTACGCGGAGCGCTACGTCGAGCGCCGCAAGCTCAACAGGGAGATAGCCGACACCACCTACGAGCGTCAGAAGCAGCACTTCAAGGCGGCCGGCATGCACATCGGCAAGGCCAAGCTGGAGTCCATCACCCCGGAGATGCTCGACGACATGTACATCGCCATGCTCAGCGGCGACACCCTCTCCGGCAAGCCGTCGGGCGGGTCGTACGTCAACGGCATCCACGACAACATCACCCTCGTCTTCCAGCAGGCGGTGCGCGACGGGCTGCTCGTATCCAACCCCTGCGACAAGGCCAACCCTCCCAAGATGGATACCAAGGCCAGGCGTGCCCTCTCGCCCGCGAAGGCGCACGAGTTCATCGAGTCGCTCGACCCCGCGTCCGACCGCCAGTGCGCCTACCTGCTCGCCATCACCATGGGCCTCCGGCGCGGCGAGATCTGCGGCCTCTCCTGGGGAGACATCGACTTCGACCGCCGCGTCGCGGACATTCGCCACTCCTACGACTACCTGGGCAACCTCAAGGCCACCAAGACCAAGGCGGGCACCCGCGTGCTGCCGCTCTCGGACAAGACCGTGCAGGTGCTCAGGGCCCACAGGGAGGCCCAGCTCGAGCGCTACGCGCGCACCAACCAGTGGCGCAAGCCGGAGGAGGGCTACATCGAGCAGACCGACGACAGCCCGGTCATCACCGACAACTGCGGCACCCGCATCCTGCCCACGAGCCTCTCCCGCTGGTGGACCGAGGACCGCAGGAAGTACGGGCTCGACGGCTGGTGCCTGCACGAGTTCCGCCACACCTACCTCAGCCTGCTCGCCATCAACGGCGTGCACCCCAAGGTGATGCAGGAGCTCGCCGGGCACTACAGCTCGCAGATCTCGATGGACATCTACACGCACGTGAACATGGACTCGAAGAGGGAGGCGGTGAACGCGGTGTCGGCAGTCTTCTAAGGGTGGTCCCGTAGTGCGTCCTTCGCGTCTGCTACAAACCCGGGGACGATTTGTAGCAGATTTGTGGCACCCGAGTCCCCAACGAGAGGGGAGCCGTTTTCTTACCCCCTCTGACCTGTGGTAATGTGAGTGCAGAAAGAATTTCCATTCAGATGTAACTACCGAGTGGGAGTGAGCTGGGCCTTCGTTCCATCTAGTTGCAAGCCGCCCGCCTGTTGGCAGTGGTTAGCATCTATTGGCACGACTAGGACGAAGCCACCCGGACTTTCCGAGAGTGAAACGTAGGAAT